GTTAGAGGAGAATGTCTGACATATACCCTACCTCCATGAGTAACATCTAAATCTGTAGATAAATTCCAACGTAATCTTACTAATTTTTCATTTATTGGTTCGGCTGATAATCCAGTAACATTTGATGGTAATGCAGTTTTACCAACAGCATTGAAAGTTAAGTTAGTAGAAGTTGCACTTGTTTGTAATGCAGCATTGTAACTGAATACTTGAAATTCATACGTTCCAATATCAGTATTGAATATCTCAAAGTCAGGAGAAGAAACTGTTGTAGAGATAAAGTTACCATTATTAAATCTGTAGTTAACCTGATACTGCGTAACACCGACAATAGGTTGCCAACTGACGATAAGTTTAGATACTGCCTGATTATTAATTTCAACAATCTTTTCTTCTGCCTGTAAAGCATTAGGTGGATCTTTGGGAAGATTCAGTATTGATACTGTTCTAGTCGGTAAAGTCGCACCATCTTCAATAAATGCGTATTTTTCATTTACATAAGATAAAGCTGTAATCGCATAATTTATTCCATCAGATTCTTCTACTGTTATTACTCTGAACTTTTGAGCTTGAACTGTATCATCTTGCAAAAGCCAAATTGTATTAGCATTAGGAGTTTGAGAGAAAGCAGAAGATACTGTTATAACTGCTCCTGAGACACTTGATACTGACTTAGTTTCAACAGTTCCATCGGGTAATATTACAGATAAAGTTGGATTATTTGTTGTTGGTAAATCAGTTGCAGCAGAATCATCAACTGTTATTTGGGTCGTTGTGGCAGAACTAACTCTTCCTCCTCTTCTAAGACCAGAACGGACAGGATCAGCTATCTCTATAACAGCACCAGGTCTTACAACAACACCAGAATCTATAGAGGTTGCAAACGCAACAATTTCACTTTCATTTTGTTCAGTAAATAATATAGCTTTTGCTAATCTTCTAGCTTGACCTCTTGATGTACAAGCAAATCCTTTTACCTGTTTTATAATTACTCCTAACTTAGCTATTGCAGCAGCATCTTCATAAACCTCATAATCTATTTCTCTACTATCCATATTAAAGTAAGAAACAGAAATTACAGTATTTCTCGTTTTTAATCCACTTCCTGAGTAACTAAATCCTTCGGGAGTTACATTAGCTAAATTAAATAAATAACTTGCATCTTTTGGACTGTCCTGTGCAAGAAGAATACTACCAGCAGACCATATCGGCATACATCTCATTACACCTGACAATTCATTTATCAGATCAAATGCTTCACTTGAAGATTGAATATTCACATTACAACTAAATCTAGCTTCCTGTCCTCCTAATCCATCTGATACCAACGTGTTTGCAAATTTACTTGCAGTAACAAAAGAAAATAAATCAAGAGAACTTTCTGCAATATGATTACCAAATCCATAACGAGTATCTAAAAGTAAATCTAATAACACCATCGCAGGACATGAACACCATTGAGCAGCACCCATAACTCCATTAAAAATATAACCATCAGGATAAATTATTCGACCAGTAGCGGAATCAATACTCGGAGTACCAGAACTATTAGCACCAGCACCAGGAATCCTTATTTTTATTCCTCTAATACGATATTTTCTGCTAGGTATAGATTGAAACTGCATGGAGTCCAACCTGAGAGAAGCATAAGCACTATTGGCATAAGTAAAAGAATCATCAATTATCTCTCCAAAACTTGTCCATTGAAATGCGTCTTGTAAACTTGAATCTGAACTATCGGCTGTAACTCTACTAACTCTAATATCAACAGGAAAAGCACCAGTAAGATTTATTCTGTAATCTCTTTGGTACGCATCAGCAGTTCTTCCTGTAATAGTATCTGAAATAATATCAGTAAAACCACCAGAATTATATTGAACAGCAATTTTTAAAGAAACAGATGAACCAAGTAAATCCCCTTTATCTGTTGCTTTTTGTATCTGAGGAAAAGTTATTGTGATATTTGCAGCATCAACATTTGAATTTGTTATCTGTCTAGTAACTGGAGAAGATTGGGTTACAGTGACTCCTACTGCTGTGACAGAAGAACTACTTTCAATACCTTCAACTTTTGTCTGATCTGACGTTCCAAAACGAGGATTGAATGTTACATCTTGAAAGTTAAAATCAGTTGTAGCTGGAGAAGCAGAAGTAGCTGTTGCTTTTAAAACAGGAGTATCGTTTAAAAATACATCCTTTAAAGCAGCATTATTATATGCAGTTGTTCCCTGTGTTAATCCTTCTTTTGATGCAGTAGCAAAGCCTTCTATCTCTCCTTCAGAAATAAGATCAAGGAAAGTAGCAAACTGCCTACTATGTAAAGTATCAGGAGTTCTTGTCGGTTGGGGAGGAGGTGGAGGACTACCACCGCCACCAGAACCAATAATATTTTTTGGTGCGTCTGTCATGCCTGTACCTGCTGAGTATCAATAGCACCACTTATAACAACTGATCCTGTAACTATCTCTCCATAAACTATTGGAACTGGAGTACCTGCTCTTGATGTATTTTGCGTACCAGAAAAACTGAATGATAATTGTGGGTCTTGTTCTGACTTAAATTCTTTTGGTTTAGGTAAAGGAAATAACATATCACTTACACCCTGTAAAACTAAAGCAGCACCAACATAAACAGCAGCTTTAGCTATCGCTGAAGTAAATGCTACGCCTGTAACTGCACCTGCATTTGCTAAAGGAACTGCTGCAAAAGTCAGACTAGCTCCACCCGTAGCAAAAGCCAAACCAATTAAAGCCGCACCAATCAATATTTTCCCTGTACTACCACCAGCACCAGCTATTACAGGAACAATATGTATATCTTCCTGTCCTATTGGGTGGTGTATCTCTTCCTCATTAACAGCATAATTACCAACTTTTACCTGATAATATTGAGGATTCATATATTTTTCTATCTGTGGGAAATTATTAACAAGAAAACTTACTGCCTTTCCAAGACTATCTACCTGTATTTCAAATTCTTTATGCCCTACAAACTCTGCAAGTTCGCCATATAGCTTTAGCTTACGCAACATAACGATACCTCCCTCCTGTACATTTTAATAACCATTGAGAATAAGGCTCTCTACAAGATAGTCTATCGGTTAAATGATGTAAAACATCTCCATCTAAGAAAATAGCTACATGATTTAAACCAGTAGATCCAATAGACATCAACAAAGCATCGCCATTTATTAGTTTTTCATCTGGTCTTAACTGTCTAAAGCCAGTTCTCCAAGCACAACTTTCAAACAAAGGATTATCAACAAACTCTTCTGGTGTTATAGGTCTATCCCAATCTTTAAGCTCAACACCTTTTTCTTCTTTATACCAATCTCTTGCCAAACTCCAACAATCAGTAACACCCCAAACCCAGGGTCTACCAATTAAAGGAGGGTTATATCCACAAGGTTCACAATATCCCCATTGCTCTGTTTTTGGATTAACAATATGCCACGGAAGATTACTTTGTTCACAACTAATCTGATCTGCCTGACTAGCAGTAGGAGGTGTAGAAGGATGACTATGAACAATAGCTGTAATCTCTCCTAAATTACTACCTTTTACATAATCTTCTGGATCAAGAATAAAACATTGATGTGCTGTCATTGATAAATTACGACAAGGAAAATATCTTTCTTTTCCTCTAATATTCAATAAAAGCCCAACACATTCTTTAGGATCTTGGTCTTTCGCATGAACAAGTGCTTCTTCTTTCCAAGTCATGCAATAAACGTACCAATTGAAGGAAACTCTGTTCTAGTGCATTGTCTTTTTGGTGCTCTGATACCAGCAAGATCAAATACTGCTGCTAATTCAAATTCAACAACTTCTCTATTTTCTGCTGATTTTCTATCAATTTTATATATTTCTTGTGGAAATTCTGCTGTAGGGTCTGGTGTTCCTAACGGATTTACTTGTTGCGATGTGGTTGTTGTTGTATCTTGAGTCGTTGTATTTGGATTATTCATAGTAATTGTATTTCCCATTCCATTTCCATGAACTGTACAGTAATATCTTAAATCACTAGGAGCAGAAGGATAAGCTGGTTGATAAGTTACTGTAGCTCCTGCATTTCCAGCAGTTCCAGATACAGTTGTTGTTTGTGCTCCTCCAGCATCAGATTTTATTGCTAAAGGGTGTCCACTATTTGAAGCATCTGATTGGTCAAAGATATAAGTAGATCCTCTTTTCATTGTCAAAACAGGATAATTACTACCATTAATAGCAAAAATATTAGATCCACCGACATTCACTACTGTTACTGTGTAGGTCACAGATTCAGCGTCAGCAGGATCAGCAATAGTTTCTGTAGTCGTAGTACTGGTAGTCGTTACAGGGAAGTTAACAGCATCAATATAACGTGCCAATGTTCTAATTCTTGTCACAGTAGCTCCCGTCAAATCATTTCCTGTTGTTACCTGATTAACATTTAACAAGATAGCTGTAATAGTTCCAAGAGCATTACTGATAGTCAACGTAGGCCTGGGAAGTTGACCTTTTTGAAAAGCAAAACCTTCTGCTTGTATCGGCATCTTTAAATATTGATTACCAGCCCAGATAATATCTCCATTAGCATTTAAACTTGTTCCGTTATGAAACCTATAAGTCTGAGCAGAACCATGCAAAGTTGCATCGGTTGTCAAAGTAAATAATTCAATTATTGCTGAAGGATTGATCTTTTGTAGATCAGTAATAATCGGAGCAGTACTCATGGTTCAAATACTTCTCTAAATGTTGTTTGTATTGTAGCTCTATTGTTATAAGGTATAGATTTGTTCCAACCTTCGCAAACAAATTTTTGTGATGCAGTTTCTCCAGGTGCTTCAAAATCAAAGCTGGCACTATCATTAGCACGGGCATCAAGGAAGGTTTCTATAACATCTGCATCTGTTTCGGAGACTTCAAAAGTAAAATCATAAACTTTTGGATTTTGATGTTCAGCCAGCCCAAATAATATTCTATGCTCATAACCATCAGCAAAAGCAATCCTTCTAGTTAATGGAGCAGAACTCTTTTGTTGTCCGTATGTAGGTTTTATTGAAGGAAAGGTAGCCATTATGCAAGTAAACCTCCAGGTCGTTTTTGTTTTAATAATTCTGATTGTATCGCTACTGATAAAGCAGCACCAAGTTCTTTACCTCGTTGTTGATCTCCTTGTACATTAGAACCAGAAGCATCTACATTAACAACAACATTTGTCGATCCTCCACCCATGTCAGAGTTAGGAACTATACGACCACCTGAGTTTGGAACAAACATTTCTGGGCCACGTTCTCCAACTATATAATTTTTACCAGTACTAACAGGACCACCATTTGCTCTAAAGAAACTAGAACCAGGAAATATACTTGTTAATAATGAGTTAACACCAAATTGAATTAATGATCTTTGAATTTGACTAAATACACTACGAGCAACATCTCCAAGTGTTTTAGTACCATCTATTGCACCTTGAATAGCATCAACTATTCCAGTTTCAATACTTGTTCCTATTGACTTATATAGAGCATTTAATTTTTCTACTTGCTGAACTTCTTTCTCTATAGCCTCTAAAGCATTAACAAGTGCTACTATTTGATCTTTTTTATCTGCTCCATATTCCTTAACTAAATCTCTTATTCGCTTTTCTTTGTCAGCACGTTCTTTTCCTAATGATAAAATTTCCGCATTATATCTAATTTGATCTAAAAGATCATTTTTAAAATTATCAAAATTAACTGATAAATCTTTTGAACCTTTATTAATATCGTCTAATTGATCTTTTATTTTTCCAAACATTTTTTCAAAAAATGGAATCCTTTCTAATTGGGTAATTATGTCTTTAATAAATCCAGCTATTTGACTTGTTACAAAATTAAATAATTTAATTACAGCAGTTAAACCTTCTACTAATTCAGTAATTATAAAGGTAAACGGAACAGATATTATTCCTAATGCTGCTGAAGCAGAAGTAAGAAGCTCTTGGAATCTTGAACCAAGTAAGTTTAATTGATTTCCTATATCAATCATTGTGTCAGGTCTAGTTCCAGTTTGTTTTGCAACTTCTTTTGCAATTTGCTGTCTAGCACCTTCAAAATCCCCTATTCTTTTTAATTGATTTACTGTTTTACTTAACTGTGCATTTACACGAATACCAGATTGTTCTAAAGATTCTAAATCTATATTTTGTGTAGCTAAACCTATATCTTTTACCTTAGTTAAAGTACGTTCTAATACAGTACCTAAAGCACTACCTAATATTTGAGCACCAAATTCTTGACCTTTAGGGGCTAACATCGTCCCTGCTAAACTACCGCCAATCGCTCCTGCTCCTCCACCAAATAACAAAGGAAAACCAGCACCAAGCATAGTACCTTGCCTTCTATTCCTAATTCTTCTCATATTATTTAATCTTCTTCTTGCCTCTCGTTTTCTCATATCTTCTGTTCTAGTTGAAACTTTTTCTTGTTTTTTAACTTCTTCTGTTATCTCTTTTTCAATTCTTAATGCTACTTGTTTACCTGCATTAAACTCTCTAGTAGATTGTGCTGCAAAAGTACCACTTGTTCCTCCTGCTGCTGGCAATCTTCTGCTTGGGGGTACAAGAGTATTACCTGCAAGAGCCTCTGTCTGTGCTTGAGTAACAAAAGCAGTAGAAGCAGTAAAAGGATTAGCTGCCCTAGCTGCTTGACTTTGAATATTTGCGTTTATTCCTAATTGTCTTCCTATTGCAACGCTTATATCTAAAAATTCTTTTGATCCAACAATAGTCATCTCTTGCATACGCTTGAGCATCGACATTGCTTCGTTACCAGCAAGAATTGTTCTAGGAAACTTTTCTATTTCTTTTAATCTTGCTCCAACACTACCTATTGTTTTTGACGGATCTGTACCACTTGCCATGGCAAAAGCAGTAGCTTCTAGTCTTAATGCTTTAAAATTTCCTGCTAATAAAGTTGTTGCTGCTCTTTGTCTATCTGTTGCTTTGGCAGCATCATCAAAGGCTTTCCTGACAAAGCTCATTTCTTCTTTTATCGTTGATATTTTTCTCGCAAACTGATTAGGTCTGTTAGTGTCCATAAAGGAATTAACAGCAGCTTTTCCTAAATCTATTTGTGCATTTAATCTTTTTAGTGCTGCCTGTGCTGGATCTGTCTTTATGTTTATCTTTAACTTATTTATATTTCCAAAAGTTTTCTCTACCTGTTTAGCAAGTTGTTGAAGTTTTCTTACATTCTTTTCGCCACGACTCGTATTTATAACAAGATCAATCTGTTTAATCGCCATTTCGACCTAATTAGCAAAACATATATTCTATTCT